CCGCTACAAAATTTTCCGAGTTTAATATACGCAGTTGATCAGTTATAATAGCTGACATTTTATCAAAGACTTTTTGTTTTTATTTATGTTATATAAAGGACTCTTTTAAATCCCTAGTTCTAATGATCACAGGGCCAGTAATAATTCCTGTGACACCATCATTATTGATTGCGGTAAATGCACTATCACCTTTCTTAATAAAGTCATGCAAACGACCCCAAGAGTATTTACCGAACATTCCGCTTCCAATACCGATACCCTCAGTTGAACTGACACTTACTGTCACTCTTCTTAAAGTGGTTGAACCAATTCCAAAGGCAGGCCCAGTCACGTTTTTAGCACTATGAACTCTGTATATATTATCTAGGAAAGATGTTCCAATTCCAACAGGAGAAGTTCCAACTGCATTTTCATAAGCGGTTATACCACTACCAATGTTTGTATCAAAGGTTGTAAAGTAATATCCAGACTGAATACCACTTACAGTTATAGCAGTATCTACAACTGATGCATCACGAAGAATTGAATCAGACGGAATAAAGAGATCAAACTGCAACGCTGTTCCGATTCCAGCAACAGTCGATGTTCCGATTCCAACAATATGTCCAAAATCACCTTCATATTTAATATTACTCAAAGTTTCTTGGGTCACAGATTCTGGTTCAACTAACACTGATGGTGGATTTGTATTTGTATATCCAGCACCAGCATTTACAACACTGATCGCAGATATTGTTCCAACACCAGATACAGTTGCAACAGCAGTTGCATTTGCAGAGGTTGTTCCAATACCAGCATGAATAGTTCCAATACCAGCGGTAACACCAATTGAGACATGAGGTGCAACAGTAAATCCTGACCCACCATTTGATATCACAACACTTGATATTGTTCCAGCAGCAGATACAACTGCGGTTGCAGCAACTCCTGTCTTGGTCGTGCGATCAAGAATTAAAACACTTTGTTTTGTTTCAACAAGATCATCAACTTTACTGAATAATGGGAAAGCTGTATCAGTGAATACCTCTGTTGAACCAGCAGAAACACCTTTGATAATATATGCGGTTGGTCGAATACCAGGCTCTAATTCTGCTCTGTCTTTACCAATTCCAATATTATTTACAATTACATCTTGAATTTGTTTTTTCCAAGTGACTGGTCTTTGAAGTGTTCTAACTGTAGTAATACCAGCATCAATGTAAGTGTTAGTTGTTACAGTATCAGATGTTGTGATACCTGTGACTGTTCTTGGTTCCTGTTGGAACACATCATCTAAACCGATATCAGGGTATTTGTTAATTGTAAGACTGTCACCAGTTTTAACTGTCTCTAAAATATCAACTTCAAGAACGTCATTATCGGAACCACGATAATAGTAAATTCTTAATTTATCATCTGTTTTTGGAGCTTCAGAGAATGTAATTTGAGATCCACCATTAAATACATAACTTTCACGAGGAACTTGAATAATATCATTTAAGAAGATCAAACAATTATCCTCAATGCGAATCGGAGATCCTTGTGCAGCTCTTAATGTAATTGGAGTTTCAACTGCACCAATTGTTTTTGTAATTGGGAACGTTCTTCTATCACCATCAAATAAATCTTCAAATGTGTTTAGTTTTTCTAATTCACCAAAAGTAAATCCAGCAAAACTATCATTGAACACATCAAGAACAGTTAATTCAAAATCTTTAACAACTTTATTAGCGTCTGTCAAGATGCCAGCTTGACCACCTTCTTCAATTGTAAGAACATCATTAATTCTATAATTATATCCAAAGTTAGTAATATCAAAACTAATAATACTTGATGCAGTTCCAACACGAACTGATACAGATGCACCAATACCTGTAGAACTACCAACTAATCTCATATTTTCATAATTAAGTGGTTTTTCAAATTCAAGAGTTGGAGGTAATGATTGACTGAATCCTGATCCACCACTTGTAATTGTCACTGATGTTACTAAACCAGCACTCACATTTGCTTTACCAATTGTTGTAAGACCAGAACTTGTAACGGCTCTGACAAGAATGTTAGTTTGTAATCCAACACGATATCCAGATCCACTATTACCAATTGATACTGAAGTAATTGTACCAGCTGCAGATACAATCGCAGTTCCACCAGCAGCAACTAAAGGTTGATATCCGAATGATGAAGTCTCACCAACAGAAACAATAATACCACCTCTAGGAACTGATGATACATTTACATCATAACTATTAGTCACTCCAACACCAGTGAAACTTACAGATGTAATACCAGCAGTTTCAACAATATTATAATCATCATTTGGATTCTGGAATATTTCATTTAAAAGTAAAACACCTGTATTTGTTGCAAATCCAGTTACGTTTGATCCACCAGACTTTAAGATAAAGTTAGTTGCAATACCTGTAAATTGATTTTCAAAAGTATCAAATACAAAATTGTTTGTATAAGTTTCTTGAGTTCCATCAGGAATACCAGTATGTGTAAATACACGACCAACGAATGTAGATGTTGTGGTTAATCCAGCAGGGCCTTTTGATCCTTTAGGTGCGTCTGTAAAGTTAATTGTATCTCTTACAATTTCATAGTTACCTAAGAACTTAGTTACAGTATCACCAGCACTATGATTTGCTAATGCAGAATTAAGTTGTCCTTTTTTCACAAGAAGTTGATTTGTAGATCCTATACCTACAGTATCAATCTTCATGAACTCATCGTTAATTTTAATAATATCACCAGAGAAGAATGAAGATATACCTGTCAGAGTTATGAAGTCAGATGTTAATAACGCATCAAATGCCAGTGTTGTATTAACTGGTGATTGAATTACAGGACTTTGAATATTATTGTCAAGAGTAATTAACGCCTTAGAATTAAGATTTTTAGATGTAAATGAATGTGTTGTTCCAACACCAACAGCTGTGACATCAATGACTTTTGGAACTGCTTGAAGTGCCTCTGCAGCAGTTCTAGCAACTTTGAATTTATTCTCTGCGAGTTTAACTGCAAATACTGTTGATGGTAATTTAGATGTAACACCGATTCCACTAATTGAAGTGGTTCCGATACCAATGCTCATTGTTGTACCAGCACCTGTTGGTGTATAAGTTAATTCTTCGCCAGTCTGGAAGAAGTGATTATTAACAATGAATGTATCGTTTGTAACATCAACTACCGCAGTATCCGATGAATCAAATGTTTTATGGAAAATTGAATCTCCAGAGTGTTTAAGATTAAATGAGAACTTAACATCATTTTCAGTTCCAGTGTAATTACCTTCGGCAGATTTTAATCTTGAATCTGTAAATGTAACAAGACCAACACCACCAGTTCCAGATTCATTAAAATTATATTGAACCACTTTAGTTGTAACCGCTGTGTTTGCTGGAGGAGTTAGACGTAATTCAATATCACCACCACTTGCAGATGAGTATCCAACACCGATAGTTCCAATACCAGAGAAACTAGTAACATTAGTAGAGAAATTATCCATATAACCAAACTCTACAAATTGTGGAGTAATATCATCATGAATCGCAGTTACCTGAGTGACAGCATATCGGTCATTCGTGGTATCATGTATTTCAATTAACGCATCAAAAGCAGTATATGTAACAGAATTAATTCCACTAATTCTAGTTGGTTGTGGAGTGCCTGTTGATGCGATATCTGTTGTTGTAGTTAATACCTCAGTCAGTGATATAGTTGTACTTCCAATTCCAGTTGCAGTTCCTCCGATTGCAACCTGATGAACTCTCATTGTAACACCGACACCAGTTGTAGGTGTAAAATATACACTTGTGATACCTGATCTTACATCTGCACCAAATGTTCCAAGACCCACATTTGGGGAGTTACTTTGAGAAGTATTCTCATTAATCATCTGTGCGTAATCTAAAAGATATACTTCTTCACTATCATTGAGAACAACTAACTCGTTTAGTTGAGTTCTTTGATCTCCACCAAGTTCTTGTGTCTGAATGAATAATTTGGAGGTTGTGATCGCAGTGGTTCCAAATCCCACAACTTGAACTGGAGATGGATCTGTAGATCCAATACCAGATGAGGTAGAAATAATGTCATATCCTGTGCCAAGTGATAAGGTGCTAATACCAGTTTGTGTATTTTTAAATGTTTCGATTGCAAATATTCTTAACGCATAGTTGTTAAATCTAGATTTAGCTGGAAGGTATCTTAAATTTCCTGTAGTTCCCGAAACACTAAAGTCAAATTCACCAAGATCGATTGCAGTTTCAACACGACCAAATGGCATCATATATCCAAGAGATCCATCATGAAGTAAATTGATTTGAATAATCTCTTTCTCTCCTGAGAATCGAGTATCAAACACCATGACATAAAACTTAATTCCATCAATGTCATCTAGATCGATAGCAAATACATCAGAGAACGCAGTTGCACGAGGTAAGTCATTAAACTCTGAACTTACACTATCAATTGAAATTGCTCTATTTGTTCGAGATTCAATATAATCTGTTAAAGTTTTATTTGCAAAATTAATTTCATCAGATGCAAATACTCCAGCAATATTCTTAGAATTCTCTGTAACAAGATCAAAATCGTATGAATTATGAAGAGATTCTTTTTCACTGATTAAATCAGCAACGACCACAACTGGAGAATCTGATACACTGACGGATGCATTATTACGATTCTTATCATCAGTTGATGCAGTTGATACAACACTTACATCAGCGAAGTTTCTAAATCCAACAACATGACCAAGACTATTTACTGGATCTTTCCATGTATCATAATCAATTGTACTTCCTAATGAATATGAGAATGTTTGATAATAATCGTTATCCGCTAATTTTTGTAACTCAGTGCTTAACTTACCAGTCTCTTTTCGGAAACCACTTCTAAACTCAGAATCGGAATCAATATTAAACGTTGAGCTAAACTTAGTTGTTTGTTCAATTACAGCGATTGATTTAGATGAAGTTCCATTAATTGACTCACCAACATTAAATGTATCATTTGAAAGAACCTTTAGATACTTATTATTTTCATTCCATGCGACAACAGTTCCAATTTTATCACCTGTGCTTACAGTTTCACCAACACTAAATTGATTTGTTTCAACATCAATATTAAATTGTGCAATATTTTCAAACGGTATTGCTTGTCCAGATGACGAAGGGCCACTGAATATGCCTGGGCTTGTGACAGATCGATCTAGATTGTATGATACAGTTGCATTTCCTCCGCCTGGATTCGTATTTACACCTGTAATCACAAATGGTTCATAATTATAATCAGCTGAATTAAATCCACTTCCTGTTGATCCTATGCCAATATTTTCAACATATAATTTATCTCCTAGTGTAAATGGATAAGTTGTTGAATCATATGCACCTTCAAGAGTTAAAGTTACAAGATTTGTTCCACTTGTGAAATCTAAATCCTTAACTTTAATTCCATTATTATTGTTTGTAGCAATAATTCTTGGATTTGTCCCATATAATGAGTTTGTATTTGTTAATATTCTAACTTCTGATACAGATGTTCCTTGAATATCGACAACTGTTCTAACTTCATTTTTAATTTGATTAGTTACACGATCAATTATGATTATGTTTGGTGGTTGAATATAGTTCTTACCGCCAGAACTAATACCAATATTTGAAATTTTAGATAAACGATCTAATCTTAAAATTTGTGGTAATTGAACAGATGGTTGTATTGTTTTATCAGCAGAATAATCAAATCCAAGATTTTTAATTGTATATCTTCTTAATCTACCAGTTTCATCACTGTTTAATCGAACAACACCACCAACTCCAAGAGTAGATCCGATTGAGGTTACAATAGGAATGTTTAGATAATTTTTTCCTTTCGATATGATTCTAATATCATTAATTGCACCGACAGCGGTTAATGAAGATGTATTATATTTTAAAGTAGTCGCTTCGTCTTTTGTATATCCATCTTTTTCTGGTTGAGATCCCATCACAAATGTAAATGTTGTGCTTCCAATTCCTGTAATTACATAAGATCCATTATATTGACTATCTGATATTTTTAAACTGGAATAATTAATGACATCAGTATCGACAATTGGATCTCTTTTAAATGGAGCATTAACATTTAAATTAACTGGTGTTAATTTATAGAATAAATCATTTGGAGTATTTTCTGTGACAGATAAATCAACTCTTGCAGTTGTAGTAACACCAACTGTTCCAACACCAATGACTTGGAATCCACCATCCTCTTCATTATTAAAATATGGACTTGTGAAGTTGGTATCTCTGAATAATTCAAAATCAAACACTTGAGTTCTCTTTCCAGATATAACTTGTGTCAAAGATGTATCAGATACAGCAAAACCAACCTTATATCCACGAGTTAATGAAAGAGGTGGATTAATAAGAGCGATTGTGTGTCCCGATCCTGTAGATGTAAATGATATAACATCAGGTATAAGTTTATTTGATTTAAATGCAGTTTCAGATAATTTAAATGTATCATCATCAATTCTAACAATAAAGTAAGTAAAATTACTCTTTAATGGATTAATTGTATTTGCAGATTTATAAAGAATCTTATCACCTGTCTTAAATCCATGATTTACAAATGTGATTGTGTTGGATGTTGTATCAACAGCAGATGCACCAAAATTAATCGGATTTACAAAAGTTCTTCGAGTTGTTTCATCAAATTGAATATTAAATGTTGTTGTAATACCTGGCATGACAGACACATTAACACGATCATTTGCCTGTAGTTTGTGTGGTTCTTTACAAACAACAGTTCCAACAACTTTTTCCACAAAACCAGTAATTTCTGGTCTCTGTGGAGTTAAACTATGAATTACACCTGTTCCATGATCCTTGAAGAATAATTGATAAGCTGTTGATCCAATACCAGCGACAGATCCAGTTGAACCAATTGCAACAGGATTTGTTGATAATCCAAGTAAATTAACACCATTATTAATTGCAAATACTGGAGAATTGTTTGTTAATCTAAATGTTTGACCTATACCATTTGATACCTGTAGAGTTGTTCCTTCGTCGCTTGAATATAAAAGTTTATCACCAGTTTTAAATCCATGACCTTGTAAGAATATATTTTGAGTTGGAATAAATTTTTCTGTGGTTCCACCACCAACAACTTTGAAAGAATAACGAATTGTTGATCCAATACCAACACCAGATGATTCTCCGAGAGCAACACTTTCACTTGGATTAAAGTAATAAGGGACATTAACTCTGGTTTGTATGTCAGTATTAATACCTAAATTAAATGTAATTGTACGATTTAAATTAGTTACTAGAGCTGCACTTGTATGTGCTGTGCCTAGAATACCATCAAATTGTCTTTTTACACGAACCTTACCATTTACATTATCAACATTTAAAACTAAAAATCTTTCCGTTGTAATGCCTAGAACGTCATTAGCTGCGACTCCATTTCGAGATAAATCGCCAGTTACAGAAATGCTAGTTACAATACCAGTTGCACCTGTTGTTCCAATACCTGTATTTAATTGTAAGAATGAAGTATTGAATCCAATTTGATGTCTTCCATCTAACTTTCTTAATGAATCTGTGGAGAGTCCAGAGACAGTAACAATATCACCAACAACTAAATCATGTGGTTGAGATGAAAGTCCTGTAACTTGTCCGTTTGAATTATTATATGAAAATACTAAATTTTCAATTTTAACGACAGTTGAAGCGATTGATATTATTTCTTGACCTTCAACTTTTGATATTTCACCTGAGAATCCATTTCCTTTATCTAAACTTAAAACACGAAGATCATCCTTTACTTGATATCCAGATCCAGAACTTAATAATTCAATCTGATTAATTCGACCAGCAGAAGCATAATCAACTTCAATCTCTTGATTAACTAATTTACGACTATCATGTATTCCTTCATAATCGACACCAGATCCCTCAAGTTTATATGGATTTGTATTTCTTTTTAAATTAAGAGTATTTAAATCTAGATCTTGATTATTTGTCTCAATAAAATTAAACTCATCTGGTTTTGCTGCATAACTGTTACCAATTAAGTATGGAAAAACTGGAGCTCGGAAGTTTTTGAATGTTCCACTTGTTTCATTCTCACTTGGATTAATTGTTGCAAAGTAAGCAAAAGTTCCTTTTGGATAATCTGGTGTGATACAATATCTACCATTATTTTCATCCAAATCACCATTTCCAAAATATTCAAAGTCATCAATGAAAAATCCAAGTGGGAAAGTAGATATTGGAGGGCCACCGTCACGATTTGTTTTTAGAGAATATCCAGATGTCATGATTCTGACAGAACCACCATCTTTACGGTCATATCCATAAGGGCCGTAAATTGGATTACCATCATATGCCCATCCGATAATTGGTGAGTGATTCAATGATGGTTGTTCTGCATTGTTTAGAAGATTAAGATCATTCGATGTATAATCAATTGTTCCATCACTATTTTTTTGTTTAAGTATTTTTCTTAAACCTCTAGGTGCATAGAATGATGTAAATTTAATTCCTTCATCATTATCACCTCTTGATAGAAATCCATCATCTCCATAAAATATATCCTCATATCTTTTAACATTATTAACTGACCAAGATCTAATTTTTGGTAGAAATATTGCACCAGTGCCAGGAATTGTTTCTTGAACTGCTACAGTTGCAGTTGAATATCCAACACCACCATTATCAATGGTGACTGAATCAACTCTACCATTACTAATAGATGATATAATTTTTGCACCAACACCATCGCCAAGAATCTGCAAATCAGGAGCAGATGTATATTCTGCACCAGAACGAGTTACAATTACAGATTGTATTCTTCCATTTGTAACGATAGCTTTATATTCTGAAGATGATCCAGATGATACCCGAACCGTTGGTGGAATACTAAAGTTAAATGTTGTATCATTACCATAACCTAAGCCAGGTTTTTCAACATTAATTGAAGTTAAAGATCCTCGAACAATCGGATTAACTCTTGCATGATAGTTTTCTGGATGAGTTGTATTAATACCAACAACACCTTTTACATTTACTGTGATTGGTGGGTAATTAAACACATGATCTCCCGATCCAATCGAGGTTAATCCAACAAATTGTTTTGAAATATAATTTGCGTCTGATAAAGTTGATCCAATACCAGCAGCTGCAAGACGGAATCGATCATCATTTATTTTTAAAACATAGTAATCTTGATCAGTGTCTAATCCACCAATCTTGACTTCACTACTTGAATAACGAATTAGTTCTCCATCTTTAAATCCGTGATTTGTATATTCAATAAAATCAGAATATGTGTTAATACCACTTGTAGGAACTAATCTTCTTTTGTTTTCATATCCTTCGCCAGGATTTTCTACAATAATTTGACCTAATACGAGTTTTTTATTTAAACTTTGAAATCTTTGTGATCCATCTGCAAATCCAGTGAGATTGATAAGATTTGATTTAGTGAGTGCATCATTCTGATTGTTTGCAAGCTTGATAGTTGTATTATTAACTTTAGATACAAAATAAATTGACTCATCAACAAGCCTTTGATCTGGAGTTAATTGAATATCGGTTGTATCATTACCAGCACTTGCAATACCAATCGCACCAGTATTGAATGTTTTATAAATTACAGCCTCTCCATCACGGAACTTATGAAATGTTCCAAAACCAATTGTATCCTCTGAAATATTAATTATATTACCTGTAGATGATGCATCAAAATCAATAAAATGATCAATTTGTTTTAATCTCGCTCTTGCAATTGCATTTTGACCATTACCGCCACTAATCTCAATCACAGGTGGTGCAACATAGTCAAAGCCTGGATCTATGATATCAATTCTTTCAAATGAACCCTTAACGTTTGCCGTTGCACTTACACCAGCACCAGTTAAACTTTCAACAGACACTGTTGGTGGTGTAATTACATCATATTGTGATCCACCATCTAATACATCTATTGATTCAATACCACCAAATTGTATAACATCACCTGACTTATAGTTTGATATCTCTGTACCATTTACAAGGATGCCAGTCGTGCCTGGCGCTGTCTCACGCCTTGCTCCATCAAACACTGGATTGAGAGATATTCTCTTTAATAATTTTTGATGATCAAGTTTTTTGTTTGCTAACTCTGGAACCGAAATTTTAAATGTTCCACTACCTGTTGCATCTACAAAATCACCATTGACAAGATCGGGTAGTGAGTTCGCAAGACGAATATTATTTGAACTTACACGACTTACATAATAATTTTTTCCATCGATGAGTTGTCCCAAAAATCCACTAATCACATTATAAGTTACAACTTCTCCAGAATAGAATCCATGATCAGCTGCACCCTCTGTTACCTGTATTAACTGTATAACGTCACCACCAGTCGCGCCAGTCCATGTTACAGAACGATCTGGTGCAACGATAGGTTCATTACCTAAACTTGGTATTGAGGGTGATGTAACGTATGCGTGAGGGTGTGGAGGTAATGCAAACGCATTTTCACTCTCATGATCATAAACGTTTTGAACATCAGTCGTATATTTTGTGATGTTGTCATGTAGAGAACTATTACCTCTCTTTAAAATTCTACGAATAAAAGCAATATTAAATTCACCAACGCCAGGCAAATCACCTAAAATAAATGTGTTACTACTAATGACACTTAAAACACGACCAACTCCGATTTGATTTGATTGACCATCTAAAACTTCAATTGAATCTTCTTCTAAAAATCCATGATCAGAAAAAATTTCAATATTAAAACTACTGCTTGATTGTCTTATAATATTTTTTGGAGTAAATTTAACAGCTGTGTTATAAACCCATGATCCAAAATTCGCATCCTCAGTGCTTTTATTAACACCAAATGATCCAACTTTAACTTTATCTCCTTTATTAAAGTAAAAAGTATTATCTGGTATTGGAAAATCTTTTAAAACACCTGTGATTAAAACTTCGATTTTTTTAGTATTATTTGCAAAGGAGTATCCATACGCAACATTATTATATCTTACATCGTCACCGATGTTTAAA